TGCGGATTGATATATTTTTGTACTGAAAGAGACAGCCTCTTTGTGTTTTCCTTCCTGTTGCTCATTTCTCCTCCATTCTCCCGAAACAGGCTTTATGTCACCCATACGCTAAACTCTCTTTTTACTTTTAGGTATATCTCGTCATTTCGTGGAATCATGAATTCCTTCACTATATCCTCCGCTGTAATATATTCCCTGCGCAGTATCTGGTGTCCAAAGTCTGGTTCTACAAACTCTATTTCAACTATTCTACGATTCTGCCTGATCCATACTCTTTCCGCATAGCACACCCTACCCCAGTTATTAATGTACTGCTTGCTAAAGAAATGCTCAGAAAAATCCCTGTCGTTTTCCCATTTCTTTCTAAATCCTTCGTATCCCATTGAGACTATATCCGAAATTTTCGCTTTTCCCCAATTATCAAGTCTCATCAATGTAAGGCTCATATTTACACCACCTTTACCCCCAGAATGCAATACCCGTCCGCCAACCCGGTATATCCCTGCAGCATATATGTTACACGGCAGCGGATCGTGCGACCTGTGAATCTCCCTTCCCGGAACTCGCTCATATCCAGAATGTCGCCCACTTTGTAGTCGCGATCATTCTTGCGCAGGTCAAAGGTTCTGATCTCGTTTACTACGTCGTCAAAATCTGTTGCTGCAAGTCTGATCATGTGCACGCGCTCTTTTGTAGCCTGCTCCGTCTCTTTCGCTTTTGGCGCGTCCTGCGGCGTTTCTGCGGCCTTTTCTGCCTCCTGCATATTTTCGTACACCTCGCCCGTCCCCGTGTCTACAACACGTGCCTGCGGGCTTTCGGATTGCTCTGTGTACTCCTGCTCCCCTACGCCTTTCCCGGCTGTGTCCTGCTCCTCTTTTGTCTGGTCTTCCTGTGGTGGTTTTGCTCCTGTGTCCCTGTTCTTATCCCGGAACGTGGCGCATTTAACCGTCGTGGAGCTTTTCCCGAGGCACTCGCTCCAATGTGCACAGCGGTAACAGATGCTCTCCACATTCATCTGCTTCGTGCCGTACTCTGTCAGGTCAGCTTCTACCGTGGGTGCATCCTGCTCCCGGTTTTCCGCTCCCTTTGCAACCGCTTCCGCTTCCTTTGCCTGTGCACTGTTTAATGTTCCCTGCCCCCGGTATGCTTCCAATGCCGCCTGTTGTCCGGCATTGTCCATTTTTGCCACAGTGTATGCAGTAGAAAAATTGATCTTCTCATCCTTCAATGCCTCGCGCAGCTCCTCGCAAAGATTCCCGGCTATCGTCTCCATCTGGCCGACTTTCGCGGCGCTGTAATTTAAAATTGCCGCGATCGTGTCCCGGAGCCTGCCTTCCTGCAGGTTGTATCCCTTTAAGGTCTCCCCGTTTTTCTTCATGGCCTGAAGCGTCTCTTTCAGCCTCCGTTCCTCCTCGATCTGTTCCCATACCGTTTTGACGCGCTGCCGGTTGCACATGATGATCTCGATGATTTCCGCACGCTCGTTTTCCGCTGTCCTGATCTGGCACGTTGCCTGGGAAAACTCCCTGTAGCCCTGCTCCACCAGAAGGTTAAGTGCGCGCCATCGGCGTTCCCCACCAAGCAGCTTGTAGTTCTTTCCGTCTGCCGGCGCATACATGACCGTCAGGTTTTCCAGAAGTCCAACCGCCTTTATGTCTTCCGCCAACACTTCAACATCCTGCATGGCGTAGAAATTGTTCCCGTTCGGGTAAATATCCGTTATCTCAATGTCCCGTGTTCGGAACCTGCCTCCCGGCTTTTCTTCTGCCTGCTGTCTGGTGGCTTTGTTCAAAGCGTTTAAAACGCTGTATCCTCCTGCCATCCCTATTCTCTCCCTTCCCGTATCTTTTCGAGATCCTGCATAAGTTCGGCCGCCACATTTTCATAATCTTTCGCCACTATGCAATTTTTACTGAAATATGGCAGCGGTACTCCTTCAAGGTCTGCTTTCTGGACGGTTATGCTGCGGCGTACCGGCGTACCAAATGCTTCAAACGGCGCCTGTGTCCGCAGCCATTCTTCGAACTCGCGGTTCGCTTTGTTTCCCTGCTTCATCGTAAAGAGAGCCTTTAACTTCAGATCCGGCTTGATCTCTTCCAGATCCTCCAACTGCTCCTGAAGCTGCATAATACCGTCAAGTTCGTAGCCGCCGAATGGAACCGGGGCGATCACCATGTCCGATGCAATCAGGGCGTTCAAAACCGTCATATCAAGGCCGAGTGCGCAATCAAAAATCACCAGATCATACCATTTCATTTTCTCCAACTGCTCTATGGCACTGCTTAAACGGTGCAACTGTTCGTTCTCCGTATCCTTCATAACCTCGGCGTTTGCCCTCATCAGGTGCATATTTGCCGGAATGATATTCAGACTGCTCCCCGGCTCTCTTATACCCGAATAATATGCGTGCCTTGTGCACGCTACCGGTTCTGCTTCCTGCAGCATAATCGAATGTGTCCCCTCTTCGTCCGGGGAATACCATCCTAGCGCCTTGCTCGCATTACCCTGCATATCGCAGTCTACCAATAGGACGTGTTTTCCGTAGTCCCTGGCTATTATGTATGCGAGACTCACCGCGGTTGTGGTCTTCCCGACACCGCCTTTTAAATTCAATACAGCTATCCTTTCCATGCCCTAAATGTCCTCCTGTCTTTATCTTGTAAATATGATTGCAACATTCCTCTCCCGGCAACGGCGCATGAAATCCGGCGGCAGGTGCAGACTTTCCCAGATATATATTTCCTTTACATGCCGGTGACTCAACTCCCGCTCTGCCTGCCCCAGTGTCATGCACAGCTTCCGCCCGTTTAACATGCGGTTCTGCATATCAGTACACGTCACACAGGGCGTTCCCATCAAGGTAGTCCTGCAGGATCGCGATTGCTTCCTGCGCTCCGCATGCTACTTTGCAGCAATAACCCTGGATCCTCATGTCATGCATGAATTCCTTCTGCTTGTCCGTGGGCTTGTTCTGGCCGTACTTCATCTCGATATACAGGCCGTGCCAGTTTGCGCGGGCAGCCGGAAGAAACAGGTCTGATACTCCGGCCTTTACGCCCTGCGCCTTAAAACGCGCCGCTTCCAGCTTGCCCCGTTTCCCACCGTTTGGGATGTGGTGCAGCCACTTTAATTCCGGGTATGTATGCAGGTTCCAGTTCGCCCATGCGATCACCGCCTCCTGCTCTGTGTCCTCGCCGCGTTTTCTATATTGATTTCCTGACATTTTGCCGCCTCCTTCCTGTCGTATTCTCCCGGCATGATTTCTGTCAGTGATAATGCGTCTGCTGCACATTCCTCGCTGCAGAAAATATTGTTTTCCTCGCTGTCGAAGAATTTTACCTGAAGGTAATTGTCCAAAAAACTGAAGTAACTCTCGTCGTCCTCTATTGGTGCTCCGCAATTTGCGCAGAATTTCATCATTCTCCTCCTGTCTCCTCGTTTCCCTGATACATAACTCGTAGTATTCGCAGAAAAAGCAGACGTTTCTGCAGTCCTTCGTGTGTATCATGTGCAACAGCATTTCTATGACGCGCCTCATCTTTTTGCAGGATAGCCGGTACTCCCGGTCAGGAACCTCTTATCCCGTCTCTTTTCGTTGTGCTTCATTCCCTGCGTCTCCTTTCTTCATGCGTACCCGGATATAAAACCGGGCGTTGAAATCGTTAAAATACACGCTCGCGTGCGAATATGTATAACCGGCGTAACGTCTGGTTCCGTTTTGCATACGGACGGTTTCGACGTACTGCCGTATATACTCATGGTTTTTTGCCATCTCATTGATGTCTTTTTGTTTTGTCTGGTGGTGCTTCTTTTCCGGGGGCTTCTCAAGGTTCGTGCTGCAGGCCCACCGCTTCTGGTGCTTCCGGCGGCGCGTATCTGCTGCCGGCTTTGTGGTATAAGTCGCTGCGCCTTTTATGCCGTTTTCGTCCTTTTCGATGTAGCGGCACTCATTCCGGCCTCCGTGTTTCCATGTCTGCATTACTGTGTCCAGATCAAGAAGACTGTCCATGAAAAGATGATGGTGGATACGCACCACAAGGCCATCCTCGCTTACTTCTTCTGTGATATAGGCGTATTTCGCTTTCGGCAGACCTCGACGCTTTCGCTTGTTATTTA